TACCAGCACCGCCGCCGGCCGCAGCTTGGCGGTTCGCGTAGTCGAGCTTGTACGTGTCAAACGATGCCACCATTCCGACATAGGCCTTCTCGTAGGCGGTGACCGGCTTGCCTTGCATGGTCTGACGACCAGCGAGGTTGCTGGCCATGCCATTGTAGTCACGCGTGCTGAGCGCCAGGTAACGGTCGAAGGACGGAATGCCCTGCTCGTTGAAGATGGCTTCGCACTGGGCGACGTCGTCAAAGCCGCTGGCAGCGGCAGTGCGCTTCACGAACAGGGTGCCTTGGGCAGACGCCAGGTTCATGAGTGCCACGTTGATGTCAGATGCCAGCTTCTGCTTGGCGCTCTCACCGAGGCGGCCTTCTTGCAACGCATCGCGCAGCTCTTTGGCATTCAAGGTCCAGGGCACCGTCTTGCTGAAGCCGATGGTAGCCGGCACAGAAAGCTGGGTCATGTTCTTGTACGAGGCAGAGATGTCCGTACCGGGGGCGCCGTCGATCGAGGTGGCAATGTACGGCTGCGGACGCCAGATGATGTCGCTGGTGCGCTCCATCATCGTTTGGTCAGTGCCATACACCGCAACATTGCGGGACAGCACTAGGGCATCCTGAAAGCCTTCAAGGATGTCTTCGAACGCTACGCGTTCTTCTTTGGAAAATGCATTAGCCATGATGGGCTCCTTTATTCAGATTTAGGAGGCCGCACGCTTTTGCCGTTTGTACGCGGTGACTTTTGTGTAGTCGCCGGTCCGTTCAGCATCAGCACGCAGCCGTTCAAGGTTTGAGTCCACTGCTCCAGAGGTGCGGCCGGTTCCGGTCGGTACCTTCTCGGGCGGTGGGGCTGCCTTGCGATTCGTTACTTTCAATTGCGTCTCCAGTTTCGCTACCGCAAAGGCAAACTTTACGGGGTCGGTGATGGTCGAGATCTCTTTGGCCTTCTTCGGGTTCTTTCCGAGTGCGTAGATCACCAGAGCCGGGTTCTCGGCTCCTTGCAGAACAATTCCTTGCTGGGTGACATTGAGCAACTCCTGGGCCGTAGCCTCGGCGTCGTCATAGTCCTTTGCTTTCAGCTCCACTTTCGCTTTGCCATAAGCATCCAACTTGGCCTGCCAAGACTGTTGAGCGGCTTTCGCAGCTTCTTCAGCTTTGGTAGCGGCGTTGTCGGCTTCCCGTTTCCGGTCGTACCAACTGGCCAGTGCCTGCTCGAACTTATCGGTGTCATAATCAAAGTCGTCCAGTTTCGGCTTCTGTCCAACGGCGGCCGGTTTGGTCTCGGCAGGTGGTGCAGTCAGCTTCTCCTTCAGCTCTCGATTCTCACGTGTCAGTTCGCGATGACTCTTGCGCAACTCTTTCACCCAACTTGGTGCCTGAGCATGCTCATCAGGAGGCGGTGGTTCCTCCCCAATGGTGACAACAACTTCTTCCTCGTCACCGGTGCTTTGAGCGCGTTGGTTCTCGCCTTCGCCGACCTGGGTCCTCAAATCCTCGATGTCAGCGTTGGCCAGTTCCTCATCGTCAAGAACATCCGTGCCGTTGTCCAGCTGTTCTTCACCTTCTACCTTTTTGCCCATCAGACTATCTCCGTACTAAACTCACCAATTGAACAGCTGGTGGGTGCTGTATGCCCGAAGTGTATCGCCGCCTTCGGCGGTTGGCAACATCTCACTGGGTTATTTGTTGATCCTGTGCTTGTCCGAGACCTCCGAAGCGGTCGATGACCTCCAGAGCTTGCTGCTGCTCTTTGGCATCTACATTGGAGAGGGTCTCCATCGTCTTGGCTCTGGTCTCGTCGGCTTTGGCCACAGTAAGCACCGTGTCTGCTCGAGCCTTCACAGCTCGGGCCTGCTCCGCCTCTGCTGCAGACTGCAAGTAGAGGTCGTTCGGGCTTGGCTTGGCGTTCTGCTGCTCTTGCATCATGGTCTGAGCTTCTTCTTCGGTTGGCTTCACAACGCCCATGCGAAGCAGCTTCCCACGGAAGTACTCTCGCACCTCGTTGATGCCCTCGCCTTCCATGTTCATCATGGCCATGGCACCGAGCACCTGTTTGGTCTCGGGGTCGTCTGTGATTGCTGCCATACCAGTCAACGCCCGCACGGTGGCGGCGCGCTTGGAGCTGGAGCTCGGGCCGACCTCTACGGCTACGTCGAAGCGAGCGTCTGCCAAGTCATTCTCCGTCTCGATCTCTCCGGTCTCCTGATTCACCATCGGCTTCAGGAGCTCGACTGATTGGACTTCGCCTTGCTTGCCAATGGACTTCATCTTGCGGTTCGGCTCGACGAACACGTCCTTGGCCATGCTCAACCAGACCTCGCCGCAACGCTTCACAGCAGTGCTCATGTTACTCATGTAGATGAAGGTCTGCATGTCCAGGCGGTTCTGAATCAGCTCGACGGCGCGACCGCTCATGTTCGGTTGCATCTCTTCGCCGGCCTGCTGGTTGCCAAGGAGGTCTTGCATATCCTGCTCAGTGATCTGGAGCAGGGCTGCCATTGCCGGAGGGATCTGCGGTGGCTTGGTGTAGGCGACAGGGCCGCTGACAACCGGAGTCCCGTTCATGTCGGTGATCGGATTGATCAACAGGTACGGGTAGTTCTTGATATTATCCTCTGCCCACATCATCTGGTGGCCAGCAATCTGCTCAGGAGTCAAGATCGGCTTCTCGACGCTAGACAGCGCGCTGATCTCACCCAGCTTCGACAGCTGCATATTCTTCAGGCGTTGGGCATCCTTGGACAACCGCACATGCCCCATGCAGCGCTCGACGTTATCGATGAACCAACGCTTGCCATACATCGGAATGATCGGGATGCACTTGCCAGCAAGGTAGCCGCAGTCCTCGAGGATCTTGGAGCCCGACAGAATATACTTGTGGACTTTCTTGACCTTGATCCGCTTCTCGCGGACCTTCTTCGATCCAATGGCGTTCAGCTTCTCTTCGAGACCCTCGTCTGCTTCGAAGTCAGAATCGGAGTAGCGCTCCTCCTCACCGTCCAGGGTCTGCCAGATGTGGGTGGTCTCGCCCCGCTCTTCGATTCGGTAATACTCCGCAACATAGACTACGTCCGGAGTCAGCCAATCGAACTCATGCTGGTGGACGGTCTTCGGCCAGGATGCCGGGTCGTCGTCGTACTCTTCTTTGTAGGCATCTCGCGTCATGGAGGTGAGCACGAAACACTTCTTGGCATCGGACTTGTCCTGCCGCTTGGCCTGCAGATCGAAGAACACCGACGAGTCAGCATCGAAGATCGGTTCCATGCGAATGCGCTGGCGCTCGTCTTCGGGGTCCTCCTCGTCCTCGTACTCTGCTCGCAGGCGCCAAGCTCCGAAGCCACCGCCAACGGCTTCTTCGAAGGCATTGTCGTACGCCTCCTGAGCACAGCTGTCCTGCTCGTCGGCGCGGTAGAGCCCATTGCAGGTGTCGGCCAGCTTGTCGTTCTCTGCCCCTTCCTTCGGGATGAAGTCAACAGTGATCCGATTGTTGCGGTACTCATTGATGATCCGAATAACGGAGAGGTGGATCTTGTTCACCTCGAACTTAGGCTTGTTCTCGAATTGCTCACCAAGCGGGCCTTCCCACTGCGCACCGGCAATCGAATAGAACCGGCGGTCTTGCAGACATTGCAAACGCTCGTCCCGCAACGCGGATTGGATCTTATCGAACTCCGCCAACGCCTCGTCGTGGATGGTTGCTAGCTTCTGCTCTTTGCTGGGTCTGGCCATGATTAACTCCGGTTGAAATGGTTGATGGTCGGTACGCTGGTGACCACAGTATTCTTGGTCTCCTTCTTCACGATGCCGGGAAATAGTGCAGTCAGCGCCCAGACAAGGGCGTCGCCTCGGTTCGGGCTGACATCTCCTAAGTATCCCACGGTCGAGAAGGCGGTCAGCTCGTCCTCTAGCTCACGGAAGACACCGACGTGGCGAACCTTGCCTTCCTCGTAGAGCGCGGAGATGGGCTCGGCGCGCACAGCCTTGCCGCGGCTGGCAGTCACCGCCAGGAAGGGCGTGCGAGGGCGCGACGTCTGTATGACCTGCCGAACCATTGCCCCGCCGTAGTTAATCTCGCCTACGACGATGTCGGCCTCGTGGCGATCGAATGCACTGGTGACAACCCTGCCCCAGGTTGCCGGGCCAGCCTTGACCGTGCAGTCCTCGAGGAGGTAGGCATTGCCATCCGTGCCCAGGCCAGCCACCACGATACCGATGGCGTCATTGTCTGCGTTGTCGGAGTCGTCTGCTCCGGACGGGTCGACGGCCACCACGATGCGAACCATGTCGGGCACTACGCCGTCGAGCACGCGCCACTTATCTATGTTCTCATCTGTGAAGAGGGCATTCGGATTGGCATCGGCGAAGTTGCCATCCAAGAAGCGCTTGCGTAGGCGAGGGCTCAGAGACTGCAGGGTGTCGAGGTAGCCGTCGCTCAGGTTCTCCGCGTTGTCTTGTGGGTTCATCTGGAAGGACGCGAAGTCGTCTGGCTTGGGCAGCGGCAGCTTGGTCTCCGGGTCTACCTTCTTCACGAAGACAAGGTACGTCCAATGGGACTTGTTCGGCGGGTTGCAGTCGTAGAACATCCGCGGCTTGAGCTGCACGGAGTCCCTGCCCTTGATCAGAGTCATGGCAAGCTGGGCCAGACGGGTGACCACCATGTTGCGGCCGTTCCATGGGATCTGGCTGCATTCGTTCAGGTAGATGGTGGCATACTCGTTGCCGAGGATCTTCTCAGTACGTTCCTTGTCATCCAGGCCACCGAACCATATCTCAGAAGCCTGATCGGTATCGGGGTTGATGGTGACGAACCAGTCCGACTTGTTCAGCTTCCACTTGACCTCGGGGAAGGCCACCTCCATCACCTTCGGAAAGGTGTCGAAGATGATGGATGACTTGATGTGGTTGAATCGGAAGCGAAGAATGCAGTGCCGGCTGCGCGGAGCCTTGAGTGCTCGGAAGACTACGTTGCGCACGTGGAGGAAGGTCTTCCCCGAGCGCGACCCACCGAACAGCATCACATGCGTAGCCATGCCAGCGACGTAGGACATCGCCTCCTTCTGCTTGGCGGTTAGCTTGAAGCCCATCAGTCGTCAACCCTGCACGGCGAAGGGTTCTCGTCGAAGCGCACGACCTTGACTGTCGGGAGCCCAAGGAGCATCGCTTTCATGAGGCGGTGCCGGCCATCCATAATCTCGCCATCCTCGTCCATAATGATCGGTGTGTCGAGATCAGCGGTGTTCACCGCCTTCATGTGCATCACCATCTCGCGCAGGGTCAGATTCCCATAGGTGAAGTACAGGCTCATGTGGTCAAGCGGTACCTCCATGATGGGCAGAGACCGACTCAGCTCGAAGAGGCGCGCGACACTCCAGTGGTGCCGCCCGAGTTTCGACATCTGATTGTGCGGTGGATACCAATCTTTGATTTTCATAGTTGCTCGTCCAGCGGCGACGCTTGGATGGTAACCACATAGGGCTTGTCGCCGTCCGGATTCGTCGGCGCGATCTTGGTCGGCGCGTCAAGGCCCAGGAGGCGAGCGCGTCGCTCCATGAGCTTGATGGCTCGGTCGATGGCTGCCAGCTTCGGGCCATTGTCTTGCAGACGCACGGTGACGATGTTTCCAGTAGTCGGGTTCACGGTGGGGTTGCCGTCAGCATCCTCGACCACGTCGCGGACGACTTGGCCACTGCTGATGAACGGGTGGAAGCCTTGCAGCACGCGCATGACTTCCTGCTCCAGGGATTCCAGCTTGGCAAGCTCCAGCTTGCGCAGATCATCGACTTCCTCGACTATGATCTCTCGGAGAGCCTTCTTGTACACCTTGTAGATGTACCCTTGCGTCATGTCCAGCTCTTCGGCAATGTCGGGGAAGCTAACCCCTTCGCGGCGGAGCTGGAGCACTCGCTTCTGCACGTAGCGCGTTCGCTCCGTTACAGTGGAGCTCTTGTTAGGAATCTTTGCCATTGATCTGATCCGAATGATTAGTTGCCCTGATGATAGCCTAGAGACCTACATCAAAGCAACTAGCTCGGCAACCAATTAGAGATCCCCGAGCACCACGACAGGTAGCAGCACCTCGCTGTAGATGGCCATCGCCTCAGCCATCTCATGCTGCCAGCGCTCAGTGAAGTCAGTGGGAGGCAGCCGGTAGACCACCTTGGCAATGCCAGCCTGTACAACCTTCGCTGCGCACCGAGCGCAAGGCGGCCGAGTCACATACATAGTCATGCCGGTGACGTCTCGCCTCGCGAAGAGCAGGGCATTGTCTTCGGCATGGATGGTGCGCAGCAGCTTGCGCTCGCGGTCGCCCAGGGTGTCAGCATGGTCAAGGCAGCCACGAGGAAAGCCATTGAAGCCAGTCGACACGATGCGGTTGTCGATGTCCACAATCACGGCTCCGACCTGAGTCGATGGATCTTTGCTCCAGCTACCAACCAGCTCAGCCAGCTCAAGGAAGCGGCGGTCCCACTTACTCATGATGGTAGCCTCTCACCAGTCTCAAAGGCTTCGCGGCCGTCCATCGAATGATGAACCCACACGCCTTCGTCATCAGCGGGCTTGCACCAGCAAGAGCCGTTCAGATCGTGCTCGCGCAGATCATTCAAAGGAACGACGTGCCAGCCCTTGCAGTTACAGTCTCTGCCTTGCCGGCAGTTCTGGTTACAGCTCACAGTGGCACCTCTGCAATCTCGTACTGCTGGGTGCTCTTGTTCTTGAACACGGCAAGGCTTGGCGGAGCTTGATAGCCATAGACCCGAGCCAAGACGATCGGGAGCATCTTCGGCAAGAGGTAGGCCACTAGAACACTATCAGCGTTTCGCATCATTGATCCTTTTGATTGCTGCTTCAACATAGACTGCCGCGTCAAGCATCTCCTCTTGAAGATGCCGAAGCCAGTCCACCAATTCTAAGTCAGTACGCTCCGTCGTGACACCATACTTCTTGAAGCCGACCTTACTGCGCTCGAGCAGGCTAGACCGGATGGCTTCGACGTTCTTGTCCGGTGACTGGGCAGCCTCCAGCAGCTCGAGGCGAGCAACGGCACTCGCAATGTATGGCGACTTGTGCTGATCCGCAAGCCGGCGCAGATTGCTCATTAGATCGCTCGTACAGTGGCCCAGGCACTCACCTTCGGGATAGTTGCATCCACTTCCTTGGCACTTCATGATTGCACCTCTATGCGTAGACGAGTCTCGAACCAAACCAGGAAGGCCTCCAGGCTGATGTCCACAGGGCAGCGCACTCGGCGCTTTCCAGCCGGCAGGTACCCAAACATGACTACCCTCCACTTGACGCGGTTCGACTTATACAGTAGCACCGGTTCGCGAGTACTCCCCGCTTGCTGTTTGCATTGTTCCCAGAAACTATTCATGTTCGGATTCTCATGGTGCTTCACCTCTAAAGCAAGCCAATCTAATCCAACTATATCATGACCTCCCTTATGACTCTGCATCAAGTTCCGCTCGAGCGAAGGTACTTCTCGATACGCATCCAGGTAGACCTTGGTAAACCACTGGCTGCAACATCTTGACAACCTCTCGCTCAGCACGCTGGCCTTTATCTCGACTGAAACTTCCACTTGCCATCTTACTCTCCTTCTCCCAGTTAAGGGCGGTTATTACTCTACAAAAAGAAAATCTCCAATGACTTCAATAGGTTATATATATATTTAATATATTTAATAAGTTTAAGGGGGATATATAGACTATCTTATTAGCTACTCTACTCATCTCCTTTCCACTTAAAGCCACCCCCTAAAACCCAAAATCCCAAAAAACCTAATGACTTCAATAGGTTAGGGCCAAAAACGGCCCTTTTCGCTATAAAAAGGTTAACCCCAGTTAGAGCTGATTCCATACGCCACTCCAGAGAATTTATACTTCTCGAGTAGTTGCGGGCGTGCAATCTCGACCAGCATACCGGAGTCCAGCATTACTTGAAGCGTCCGCTTGAGTGCATTGGTCGAGCCAATCTTATCGTGACGGAAGCTGGCCACCGCGGCCGTGCGCTGCGCGAGATGGGCATACGGAATAATCTTTGCCTTGAGCAGCGCGCCGAATCGGTCTTTCGCCGCTTTCGGTGGGTGGTTGAAGTAGCCTTCGATCGCGCGCTTCAGGTCGTGGTATTGCTTGCTGTCTCCCTGGCCCACGTCACCCTCCTTGAAACGGGCCGCAACGAGCTCGACGTCGCGCGTCACAAAGTCAATAGCCCACTGGGCCATCTCGGCAGTGACGACGGGCTGGTGGGGGTTACAGCCGACGGCTAATAGGGCGGAGAGCTTGAGAGCTTTCAGGTGGGCACGGTTCCAGACCTGCATTTCAACGTCCATCTTGCTGGCATTCATAATGCCGTCTGCTCGGGTGTCAAAGTCATCGAGCAGGGCTACACTGTGGCTATCAAGTTGCACCGGTGCGCAGGCGTTATTGTTCGAGGTGGTCAGGCTTATGGCCACCAAGTCGATAAAGCGTTGGGCGAGACCCTGGGAGGGCGGCACGTTGGCATTACGGTTGCGCGGCACGCGGTCGCCTGAATACTCAATGACCGAGAAGCGAGGAATAAGCCCCTCGGCAATGTGCGAGGCGTCCAGGCCATCGAAGAAGGTCTCTGGGGTGGACTCTCCGAGGATGGTAACGTTCGGGGCTTGGATGATCTTGGTGTTCTTGTCGGTGTCTGAGTAGACCGAAGAGCGAAGCATGCGGTTCCATCCGGACTTGGCATACAGGTCGAGCAGCACCTTTCGGAGCATCAGTTGCGCGGAGTTGGCGCGCTGGTCAGACAACTGCTGAAGCGTGAG